AACTGTGGTATTAAATCACACCTTATTAACCGAAAATATCTCAACTAAAACCGATTCAGTTATCGACGAATTTAAAAAACAAGATAAATCGGATCGACTGTTAATATACAAATTGGTAATAGATAAATTCAATCAAAAATATTCTAATTTATCTGAATCACAGAAAAGATTGTTAAATCAATATATTACTCACATTAATGATACAGAATCATTGCGGGAATATATTAAAAAGGAAATTCCGACAATCAAAAAACAATTATCAGAACATGCAAATAAAATTACAGATCAAGTAACCCAAATTAAAGTACAAAAATTATCTGAATTGTTATGTAGTGTTGAAAATATAAAAACAATAAAAGAATCACATATTTTGTCAATATTACGATATTTTGAATTAGTAGACGAATTAATACGGGTACATCGATAATGAAATCATTTTTAAAAGAAATAGAAAAAAAGTTTGAAAACTACGAAGCTGGGTTGACAGAAACATCGCGAGATACTAAAAAAGTCAGTGCAAATCGGTCTATAGATTCAAAAATGTCCCCTAAGCGTTGGCAAGATAACGACGGCGATGGTATATGGTATGAACCTGGAGTTGATGTAACGGAAATTAAAGAAGGCTATTATTCTTCTTCTCCGCTAGAGACTATTATCGGATCATTGGGATATCAGGGATTTGAAGAATTTTTTCAAGATAACTCCGGCGCAGTTGACGTAGTTGTAGAATGGATTATATCAATAAAAGATTTTAGAAATCAGCTCATAAAAGATTTTGATCGCGTAGAATTAGAACGAATGGGAATTTATGATTTAGACGAAGCGTCTACATCAGGTGCAGCTGGTGCGTATATGACAAAAAACGCGTTTGGTAAAGCTGACGATGATACTATTGAAGCAATTGGATATCGAAAAATACAAGAAGCATTAGATCATCGGTATTCTAAACTTATTGAAGGATATAGATCGTTTGCTACTAGTGATCCAAAAAAATCACCAGATACCAAAGTAAAAGAAACAATACGAAGTGTTGCTAAAAAATTACGAGAAGTTGAAGACCTTGTTAAACATACTGCTAGATTAAAAACAGAATCTGGGGTAACAAGAACGGGATATGGTCCTGCAACCGAACGGGCACTGAATAAAATTTCAGAAACATTAATTAAATTATCAGAACGAGTAAGATCATTAGGAGAATAGTATGACACCACAACTTATACAGGATTATATACCGTTTAAACCATTAACGAATTTAACTGAGTCAAATGGATCCAAGTATGGAGTGCCTGGTGGATACGTTGTGCAAGGGGTATTACAACGAGCAGGAGCAAAAAATCAAAACGGTCGAATATATCCAAAACACATTTTACAGCGAGAATGCCAAAAATATAATAAAGAATTTATACAGCAAAATAGAGCACTAGGCGAATTAGATCACCCAGATTCAGCAGTTGTTAATCTTAACAATGTATCACACAATGTGTTAAAAATTTGGTGGGAAGGTGATGATTTAAAAGGTGATGTACTAGTACTTGATACACCATCTGGTAAAATTCTTAAAGAACTATTTAAAGCTGGCATTACATTAGGAATCTCGTCGCGCGGACTAGGAAGCGTTAAAGAATTATATCGCGAAGGAGCTGTCGAAGTACAAGAAGATTTTGAATTGGTATGTTGGGATTTTGTGTCAAACCCATCAACACAGGGAGCTTTTATGAACCCAAAATCTATTCATGAATCGGTTTCAAAATCACCAAATATAAATACTAAGTATCATAGAACAAATGAAATAATTACATCCATTCTTTGTGAAGATGGAAAATGCAGGATATAACAATGTTAGGAAAAAATTTAAAAACAATTAAATCATTTTTAAATGAAACTGAAAAACGTACGGTTTTTGGAAATGAATCAGTACCATTAACAATGGATGATAAGAAACAATTTGCTGAAACATTGCGATCATTTTCATCTATGGCTGAGTCTGTATCGGGAACGCGAAATCTAGACGAAATTGTAGAACGAATATCTCGTATGGTTGAAACTGCATCTAGAATGATAAGTGAATCTGATGATGATATGTTGGATAAAGTAGCAGAAGGTAGACGTTTAAAAATGATTGAATCTGCACTTAAAGATTTTCGTAAATCGGCAAACGAAATCATGATTCATGAAAGACGATGTCAGGCTGCAATGGATGATATAGGCGAAGGACTTAAAAAATATTATAGCGTAGATTAATTTTGATTTAAGTTAAAATATTTTTATATTATATAGGAAATAAAAATGGGCAAGTTTAACAATTTATATAAAGACTTTTTTGGATTAAATGAACAGACTAATTCAAAAATACCAAAACCAGAAGATATTGAACAAATTAAATCAACTACAGCCGCTGTAAAAGATTTAGGAGCTGCAATGAAAGATGCTGGTCTAACTGAAGCTGATCTCGAAGAAGCTCAACTTATTAACAACATGACTGATTATCGCGGAGGAGTTCAATACATGTTGTATGATCCCGCAATGGCAGATAATGTAGCTAATGAAATTCGTAATTTTGCTACTAAAAAGAAAATATATATAATTAACTATAAAAGATCGCGAGATGGAAAATTTGGATATTTTCATTTTAGAATAGGAGATGATCCAGCAAAAGAATCACAGCAAATACAAGGGTTTATTTCTTCGAAACCTGAAATAAAACATTTTAGATTTAAAATATTAGATACAACAAAAAAACAAATCAATAAAAATTTATAAAACAGTTATATGAGTAAAAAACAAAAAGAACATCAATCAATTGTACCTGGCAATGGTTTTGCTATCAATGTAGTTGGCAATGATATTGGACATGCATTAAAAACTTGGAAACAAAAATTAAAACAAAATAACACGTTAACTAGATTAACTGAATTGCGGGAATTTGAAAAACCAAGTGTTACTAAAAGAAGAGAAAACCTTAGAGCTAAATTTTTAAATACAAGACAACAAGATTATTAAGAAAACTATATTTTATATCATTTAATTATCGAGTGCTAGCAGAAATGTTAGCACTTTTTTACTGTTTATACATATTTTTTTTTGTATGTCATATATATTATAAATACGTTATTCAAATCTAATATAACGTTAATATAAAACTAAATAAATTCTATTAAGATTTCAAATAATCTTATTTCCAAAACAAAATTAAGGAGAATAAAATGGCAAAATCAGATTTGCTAAAAGAAGCAATTGCCGATGCGCGTGCTGTAAAAGAAACAGCAATTGCAAATGCAAAAATTGCTTTAGAAGAAGCGTTTGCTCCTAGAATCCAAAGCATGCTATCTGCCAAACTATCTGAACAATTAGACGACGAAGATGACGTCGATGATTTAGAAATGGGTATGGATGATATGGGTATGGATGATATGGGTGATATGATGAAACCTAAAACAATTGGAGTTGCAGTCGATTTAGACAGCGATGGTAACTATGATGTAGAAGGCGAAATTGGTGCGGTTGGTGACGAAGAATTAGAGGGTATGGATGGTGAAGAAATGGGCGATGACGAAATGGAAGCTGAGTATGACGAAGTTGACATGGAAGAAGGTCGTTATAATGCATCAGACATGAACTTGGATGAAATCATTGCTGAACTCGAAGACGGAATGTATTCAGATGATGAAGAAGACATGGAAGAACAAGTTGTAGATTCAGCTGGTGACGATGGCGATGGTATGATTGAAGAAGATATTGATTCTATCATCGAATCAATTTTATCAGACGAAGCAGACGAAATTGTTGGTAACCGCGTAAAAGCTAACGACGAGTTAACTGAAGCGTATACCACTATTAAAAAACTTCAGTCTGTTATTAATGAAGTAAATTTACTTAACGCTAAACTTCTTTACACTAACAAATTATTCCGCAACTTTGAGTTGAATAATGTACAGAAAATGAAAGTTATTGAAAACTTTGATCGTGCATCGAATACGAGAGAAGTTAAATTAGTATTCAGCACTTTAGCTGAGAGCTTTAATCGTCCAGCAAATAAAAAGCGTGTTGTTAAAGAAAGCTATGCTTCAAAAGCAACTCGAACTACAGCACCATCGGCTAAAACAAAACATGTTTTAACTGAAGGTAATGAGCTTGCAAACCGCTGGAAGAAATTAGCAGGTTTAACTAAATAATTAATTTTAAAAAACAACAAGGAAAAAATGGATATTTCAAGTCTATTAGAAAGTAAAAATCCTAACCAAAGTTTTGCAGCAAAACCGCTTGTAAGAAAATGGGAAGGTACCGGTTTATTAGAAGGTCTTAGAACTGAGACTGAAAAAGCTGGTATGGCGCAACTTTTAGAAAATCAAGCACGTCAGCTTGTAAAAGAAGCTTCACAAACCGGAACCGCAGAAGGTTCTGAAGAATGGGCAGGGGTTGCTCTTCCATTAGTAAGACGTATTTTTGCTGAATTTGCAGCAAAAGAATTCGTTTCAGTACAACCAATGAACTTGCCATCGGGTCTAGTATTTTATTTAGATTTTAAATATGGTACAGCTCGTCCTGGGTTTGATGACGATAACTCTAGCAGAACAGGTCAACCTTTTGGTTCTCCAAATGCTGACGATTCAATGTTTGGTGTAACTAGTACAACTGGTGATGCATCTGGTGGTCTTTATGGCGCTGGTCGTTTTGGTTATTCAATTGCAAACGTAACTGCGTCTGCCGCTGGTGCTACTACCGGGTCTGGTGCTGCTGCAGTTGCTGCATCGTCCGCATCATTAAATTTTGATAGCAGATTTGACAATGCACAATATTTCGTATTAACTACTCCAGTTCCTACGTCAGCTGATTCATTAGCAATTCGCTCATTTACATTAATTTCTGGTTCAACAGAAATCATCCCAGTTCAAGCATTTTCAACTATTGACGCTAACTATACTGCATCATTCGTTGTAACTGCTTCATTAGCAGCTGGTATCCAAACTGCTATTAGTAGCTCTGTTTTAAAAGTTAATTATAGCATTGCTCCGACTGATATTACTAGAGGCGACTTCGAAGATTCGAATCCATTTAGAGGAAGTGGTAACAATACTGGTATTAATAATGGAACTGATATTGATATTCCAGAATTAAACTTGGAAATGCAATCAGAGCCAATTGTTGCTAAGACTCGTAAATTAAAAGCAGTTTGGACTCCTGAGTTTGCTCAAGATCTTAACGCTTATCACTCAATTGACGCTGAAGCTGAATTAACTTCAATGTTGTCTGAATATGTATCAATGGAAATTGATCTCGAGATTTTAGATATGTTGATTTCTGCAGCTCCAACTACTGAGTATTGGTCAGCAGTAAACAATGAAACATGGAATGGTTCTACCTTTGTAAGAAGTGGTGTAACTGATAACTCAGGTTTCTATAACACGCAAGGTGGTTGGTTCCAAACTCTTGGTACTAAACTGCAAAAAGTTAGTAATAAAATTCACCAAAAAACTCTTAGAGGTGGTGCTAACTTCCTAGTAACTTCTCCAGATGTTGCAACAATCTTAGAATCTATTCCAGGATTTGCTGCCGATACTGACGGAACTAAAATGGAATTTGCAGCTGGTGTTCAAAAAATTGGTGCGTTAAATAATCGTTACACAGTTTATAAGAACCCTTACATGAAAGAGAATGTAATCCTTATGGGATTCAGAGGAGCTCAGTTCTTAGAAACTGGTGCAGTATTCTCTCCATATGTACCTCTTATCATGACTCCATTAGTATATGATCCGATTAACTTCACTCCGCGTAAAGGGGTCATGACTCGTTACGCTAAAAAAGTAGTTAGACCAGAATTTTATGGAAAAGTATATGTTAAGGGAGTTAATACTATCTAGTATTAATTAACTTATAATGTCTCAAGAAGTGTAGTCAGAAATGGCTACACTTTTTTTGTGGATATATACAAGTTTCTTAATAATTAGATATTTATATTAAACAGGATATTATGGCAACACAAAGAAGTAAATATTCCATACAATGTCGCATTAGATATTCCGGCAGACTCGTTGATGTATTAGACCGTATACGAGCAATTCGAATGGTATTAATGGTTCATATCGAACAAGATTTAGGCGATGATAAAGAACTCATTACAATAAAAATATTAACGCCGTATCCACCTCTCGATTCAATGTATGCGATTCGTAAAATGTGTTTAGGCAAAATTGAAAGCTTACACGATTTGCAATTGTTACAAACAACTCTTACTAAACTATCATAATAACTAATTTATGGCTACAGAAAACAAACAAAAAACTGTATTAAAAGGTCCAGTAACATTTTCATTAACATTGTCTGAACAACAAAAACAAGCAAAAACAAAAATTTTAACTACTCCATTTAATTTTGTTTTAGGTAAAGCTGGCAGTGGCAAAACATTGTTAGCAGTACAGATAGCATTGGATCAGTTTTTTAAACGAAGTATTACTAAGATCATTATAACAAGACCAACGGTTTCAACCGAAGATAACGGATTCTTACCTGGATCATTAGCAGAAAAAATGCAAGAGTGGTTAGTTCCAATACGTTCTAACATGAGAAAGGTTTATAATAAACCGCACCTTTTAGAAAAAATGGAAACTGATGAATCGATTGAATTGGTAAGTTTATCTCATTTTAGAGGACGTACTTTTGATAATGCTGCAATTATAGTTGACGAATTTCAAAATTTAACTAAGCAGCAACTATCAATGGTATTATCTAGACTAGGAAAAGGAAGTTTTATGATACTTTGCGGCGATTCCCATCAAATTGACTTAAAATTTAGAAATGATTCTGCAATACATGAAGTTCCAAAAATACGAGATTCTAAATATGTTAACGAGATAATTCTTACAGATAATCATCGCCACGAATCATTGGACGAAGTTTTACGCCTACTAACTGATTCATATTGATATTTATATAAAAAAGGAATAGAATGGATTATAGCGAAAACAAACCAATTTGGCCTGGGTCATCTTCATTTAGTCCAGGCGATACTCCATTTGGATTCTTTGACGCAGATCCGATCTTCCAATCACAAGCAGACAAGTTTGCAATATATGCAGCACAGCATTTAGGATACCCAATATTAGATGTTGAATTGCAAGATGTAAACTTTTATACGGCATTTGAATCAGCTGTAATAGAATATTCCAATCAAATAAATCAGGTTAATATTACAAACAACTTGATGAATACTTTGGGGGTATCGACAGCCTCACAATATTTAAATAATGGCAGTTTAACTGGACAAGTAGTAGGATCTTCTTTAAGCTATATCACAAAATTATCTAAAACATATGGAACTGAAGCAGATTCTGGAGGAAATGTACAATGGCATTCTGCATCAATTAATGTAGTAGCTAATCAACAATCATATTCAATTCGCGAAGCAGTACAAAACACACTAGGTATAACGTTATCAAATACAAGTTCAATTGAAATTAAACGGGTATTACACCAACCACCACCAGCAATTGTTAGATATTTCGATCCGTATGTTGGAACTGGGCTAGGATCTCAGCAGTTATTAGATGCATTTGATTTCGGTGGATTTTCGCCATCTGTTAATTTTATGATGATGCCACTTCATGCCGATTTACTACGAATACAAACAATTGAATTTAATGACCAAATTAGAAAATCACATTTTTCATTTGAAATACATGGTGATAATATAAAATTATATCCAGTACCGGGCACACAAGGAACTCAATCGAATCCATCATACGGCACAGTTTGGTTTGAATTTTTATTTGAAGAAGAAAAAGCAAAGGATGCACTTTTATTCGGTAATATCGCACTTTTAAACGGTGTTATAAGTGACGCATCCAATATACCATATACATATCAATCATACAGTACAATTAATGATATGGGGCGTTCTTGGGTATTTAAGTATGGCGTTGCCGCGGCAAAGGAAATGCTAGGATATATTAGAGGCAAATATTCATCGATTCCTATACCGAATTCAGAAGTAACACTTAATTCTGCAGATCTACTGTCTGCAGCACAGTCAGAAAAAACAGCGTTACTAGAACAATTACGCGCATTTTTAGCAGAAGTGACTAAAGAAAAAATGTTAGCACGCCAACAAGCAGAAAATGCTTCAATAAATGAGGTGTTAAGTAAGATTCCTTTAAAAATTTATGTAGGATAATATAAATGGCATTATTTGGTGGACAACGAGATTCAAAATTACTAGCTTCGATTAACTCGGAACTACTTAATTCTGTGGTGGACACTGAAATAGAATTATATAAATTACAAATTGAAGAAAGCAATTCTAATTTATATGGGGAATCTGAAAATAAATCATATTATGATTCAATTTTAATTCCATGTTTAATTACAAAAGAAAATAAAGTAGCTACCCAAGACGATTATGGTCATACATATACCAGAGCTGCTCAGTTTGCTATATCCAGAGACATACTTGTTAAAGCAGATATTTATCCGGAAGTAGGAGATATTATATTCTGGGACAATGAATATTATGAACTAGACAATGTTGATGCAAATCAATATTTCACCGGCAAAAATCCAGAAACGTGGCCAAATGGAAGTTCTCACGGTTATAGTGTATCTATAGTTGTAGACGCACATGCAACACGGCAAGTTCCACTAGGAATTCGAGATATCCGATTCGGCAGTGACGGGAAAATAGATGCATACAAAGGATTTTAATGGCTAGATATAACAAACAAAATATTGATCGTAAAACAAATAAACCAACACCAGCAAAAACGGAAGGTATAACAAACGATCAAATATTAAATCGGTCCGAACAAATTCGCCGGGATGATGACATCATCCGAACGCCAAAAAGAACTGTATATGATATTGACTATGCTATTAAATGGTATATAGATAACGAGATACAGCCCCAAATAACACATCGTGGTGAATTAATAAATGTCCCGGTTATATTTGCTAATGGTGAAAAATGGGACAATGTTCAGAGACTTGGATATATACGAGATGAAAAAGGAATGCTTCAATCTCCGTTATTAATGATCAACCGAAATTCTGTTGCAGAACGTTCTGAGTTACAAAATTTAGATGTTAACAGAACTCAGCCTGGAAGTAAACTAGTTTATCGAAACAAATACAATACAAGAAATCGGTATGAAGACAAATTATTTCCGATACCAAAGTATGAACAAGCTGGCTCTCAAGAATTATATTTAATTGATATACCAAAATATGTAACAGTTTCATATGAGTTAATGATGTGGTGTGACTTTACTACTCAATTAAATAGTTTGGTCGATCAGGTATTGCCATATAATAAATTTATGTGGGGAAACGGTCAAAATAGATTCTCTACTTTTATGGAAGTCGTTAATTTTGAAACCATCAACACGGTAGGTACAGATCGTTTAGTCAGAGCAACAATGCCTATAACAGTGCACGGAACATTGTTATCAGGACAAGAATCTAGAGAATCTACTCTTAAAAAAATGTATTCAGTTAAAAAATTAAGATTTGATACTGTAGTCGATATTGACTCTGACTTATTTGAATCGACAATAGTCCCAACTATAATATTAGCAGCATCTCAACAAATTATGTCAGGCGCAACTGTTATAGCTAGCAGTGGTGGAACATCGACTACAATTACTGCCGAAACACTTAATTATTTGACAAACTTAACAGATCAATATGCAACCGTATCAAATTCTACCACGGTAACTATTCCGGCGGCAGCTGCTAATAATCCATCTCTCACATCAACTGCAAGTAAAAATGAATTTGATGTATATATAAATGGACAATATATAGATAAATCAGTAT